CAATGCTTGCCGGACAGTTCCCGGTCGGTCATGCCGGCGTACTTGAGGGCGTCGCGCCAGCGCCCGCGCATCAGTTCAGCAGTCTTCATGCTGCGGCCCTCTGCGATTCACGGCTTTTGGCGAACGCGATGTTCTTGTGCTTGATCCAGCCCATCACCTCGGGGGTCGGCTGCAGCGGGGAGACGCCTTTCTTCTCGCGTGGGGCGTGCCCGGTGTACTCCTGGCACTTGTAATAGGCCCAGCCGTCCTTCTTGCCTGTGCTGCGCGCGTACCACAGAAGCTGCGCGTAGACTTCGCGGCGCTGATCGGTAGTGAAGGTCTTGCGCTTGGCAACCTCGCCGAGCGGAACCAGCTTGCCGTCTACCCACTCAACATCCTGATGCGGGAGCGGCTGATGCCCGCAGGCTGGGCAGCGGCTGGTCGAGAACACGTAGCCGCATTTGCCGCATGGGCGAGGCTCGCGCTCGGCCTTTACCTTGTCGCGCTTCTTGCGGTCGGGGTTATCGCCCTTGCCTTGATCCAGTTCGGCAGGAAGATCATCCGTCGGGAGGCCGTTGCGCAGGCAGTTCCCGGCGTGATCGATAATGATGCAGTCGGCCTTTCCGTCAGCAGTACGCAGCCCGCGACCCATCATCTGGTAATGCATCATCAATGACTTCGTGGGGCGCGCGAGGACAACGCAAGCGGTTTCAGGGGCATCGAAGCCCTTGGTCAGCACGGCCACGTTGCACAGCACGCGAATCGAGCCAGCACGGAACGCATCAATGATCTGCGTGCGCTCGGCAATGTCGGTGTACCCATCAACGTGCGCGGCCCTTACCCCAGCCAGGGAGAATTGGCGGGCCAGTTCGCGCGAGTGCGCGACGTTGCAGCCGAACACGATGGTCTGACGCCCCTCCGCGAGCCGGCACCAGTTCTCGACAACATCACCGATCAGTTTGGCGTCGCCCATGACTTCGGCGAGGGCGTCTTCTACCCAATCACCGCCGTTGCTTTTCACGCCAGTCAGGTCGGGGACGCTAGGTGCATAGCAGAGTGCAGGGACCAGATAACCTTGCTCGGTGAGGCTGCGCAGGGTCGCGGTTACGACCAGGCGGTCAAACACCAGGCCCATGCCCTTACGGAACGGGGTGGCGGACAGGCCGATGACCGGAACGCCCTCTTTCACGCACGCCTCAATGATGCGAACGTGGTCCTTGTGCAGCACATGGCACTCGTCGATGACCAGCAAGTCAGGGCGGAATGCGGCGCAGATGCGATCCCAGCGAGCGCGCAGCGTCTGGATCGTGCAAACCTGAACGGGCTTGGCGTAGTTGGTCAGCTCGTGCTGGCCTTGAATCACGCCAACTTCTAGGCCGTCAGCTTCGAAGCGGGCAACGGCTTGCTCGACAAGCTCCAGGCTATCCACGACGAAGAAAGCCCGCTTCCCCTTAAGCATGGCGCCTTGCTTCATCGCGGAAGCAATGGTGGTTTTGCCTGCCCCGGTTGGAGCCATCAGAACCTGTGTTTTGTGCCCGGCAGCGATACCGCGACGGAGTTCGTCAAGGGCTTGCTGCTGGTAGTCTCTGAGCTGTTGCATGTATAATTTCCTCGCTCGTTTCTGAGTAACGCCCCGCTTGCCTAGCCGCTGTGGGGCGTTTTTGTTTCCAGCCTCCCAAGGCCCGTCCAGGGGAGTGCTGTGTGTGGTGCCTCGCGTGTGCGTTACACCGTGCTCTGGTACTTACTCACCCTTGGCTGGGGTGCTGTTTCGGGGCACATCTTCCCCATACCCACCTGAGCGGGTACGGAGCTTTCAGCAGTGCGCCTGTCTCGTCGGCGGTGCTGGCAACAGTCGAATCGCTCGCTGTCACTTGGGCAGGATTCACGTCAGCGACGACGCATCCCGGAGCTGCCCACTGGTGATAGCCACATCACCCGCTGCCCCCTCCTGCCGGCCTTGGGAGCCTTTTGCCGGCTTGTCCTGTCAGGGCTGACGCCAAGCGTTCGTTTCACCGTCAAACGCCAGCCCGATGCTTAGGGCATCACTCCATTCCGGCGCGCCTGCTTGGAGAAGGCGCTTCAAACATCACTGGCCGATGTGCCGGATCACTCACAGGTACTGGATAAACCAACACCCTCCCCGCTTCGCTTACCTGTCCGATCCGCTGGCCCTAAGATGGGAACCATGGAAACCACGGACAGGGATGTCTCTTATGCAGCAGCTCGCTTCCGCGACTTCGGGTACAGATCAGGACGAAGCTCGTGACGAGAAACGCCGCTGGCCGCCTCGATCTGCAAAACACGTTCGGCTGGCACTCGACCGGTAGCGCACATGCGCTGTACGGCCTGAGGAGAACAGCCAAGAAGCCTGGCGAGAGCTGACTGCCCACCCGCTGCAGCCGCAGCACGAGTGGCGGCGTTTTCGTTCATGTGGAACTCCGTTTATCTCGAACTACAACGCAAAGTTACAGGGAAGCAAAGGATTTTACAAGGGAGAATTGCAATGCCAGTTACAACCGGCGGTTGTATCGTTAGCGGCATGAACAGCATCGGAAAACGCATCGCGTTCTTGCGCGAACAGAAGGGCTGGAACCAGTCAGAACTGGCCCGCGAAATGGGTGTGACCCCTCAGTCCGTACAGGCTTGGGAGGCCGGGAAGAACGTGCCTCGCCAGCAGAAGATGAAGAAGCTGGCTGGCGTATTGGGCGCAACAGTCGGCGAGCTGATGAGCGACGATGCGATTGAGGGCGACTTCCAGCAAATCACTGGCCAGCTCGAATCGAACGTTGAGCAAGGCCCGCCAATCGTCAGCCCGTATCGCGCTATCCCTATCGTCGGCACTGCACAGATGGGCGCCGAGGGCTACTGGTATGCCCTGGAGGAAGCTGACGGCACCGTGGATGCCTACTCACGCGACGCCAGCGCCTATGCGCTACGCCTAAAGGGCGACTCGATGGAGCCCGCGATCCATAGCGGCTGGGTCGCAGTCATTGAGCCGGATCGGGACTACTTCCCAGGCGAGTACGTCATGGTCCGCACCACGGAAGGCGAGAGCATGTTGAAGCGGCTGCTCTACTGCAACGAGGCGGAAGTCAGCCTGCTTTCAGTGAACGGCCACGCGATCCGCAACATCCCCACGGAGCAGATCGAGCACATCCATTCGGTCGGCGCCATCGTGCCGCCGAGTCGGGCTAGGGTTTAGCAGGCGAGAGGCCAGCAATGGAAGGAAATTCAAACGGCGTTCTGCTTGTCAATGACTTCATTGACTTCTTGAATGAAACACGCCCCGACTCAAACTGCCCCGGATGCGGAACGTCTCCTTCGGTTTGGTCGCTATGTTCATCGGTATGGGAGGGAAATCCATACGGCGAACAAAGAGGCAAAGAGTTTATGGAGCCAGTGTTTCATACGTTCAAGGCTTTGCATCCAGATGGTAACCCTGTCGGCTTCAGCACCTACGCGATGTTTTGCACCAACTGCGGCCACCTTGAACACATCATGGTTCCAGTAGTTCAGGAATGGCTGAGCAAGCGCAGGCAGGAGGCGGAAGATGATCGGTCGTGACCAGTCCGCGAGCTGGAGCAAGGCCGAAGGCGATACTGACTGGTCAAAAGTCGTGCGGATCTATCCGATTGGGAAGCGCTCAGGCGACAGTGACAACAAGCCTGGCCAGACGCATACTAAGCGCATGAACGACATCACTCGCGAAGAACTGGACGCCAAGCTTCAAGCTACTGAAGCGCGCATGGACGCGAGACTAGAGCGTTTCGACAAAGACATGCGGCAGGCGGTTAGCGATTTCCGTCTGGAGGTGCAGCCCCTCAAAAACCTCAAGGCGAACATTTGGGGCGCTACCGCTGTGACCATTGGCGTAATGGTTGCCGTGCTTTCCTATGGCGTCGCCAGCTTTGACTCAGGCCGCGACACGTCCGCTGTCATTCAAGAGATGAAACAGCAGTCGTTCGAAACCCGGCAGCTCCTTGAGCAGATCAAGGCGCAACAGGCAACGCGTCAGGCCGATCCTTCGGCAGTCAGTCCGCCGCTCTCCAGCCCTCAACAGTAACCTCAAGCCCCGCACCACGCGGGGCTTTTCGTATCCGCCAAGCTTGTAAGCCAAGGCGTACGTTGTGCATCACATGCCCGCCGTATCTAACCCTTGAGCTTAAGCGCATAGTGCGCTCGCAGTGACGCAAGGATGCGCTAGGGCCTGGATGGCTCAAGGACAATCGCGCGGAGCGCGGCATCAGGACTGATGGATTATCGCACGCTACAGAACCCCGCTCCGGCGGGGTTTTTGCGTCTGCAACACCCTCTCCTACTTAGGTCTGAGCCACTTCTTTACATGTGGCAACCGGCCACCATGTTTCTTCTTGCCCGGTGAAACCCTCACAATTACTGTGTGGATATCCAGCAGTAAGGAGGATTCACATGCCAGGACCAGCAGTCGTCACCAATCAACGCCAGCTCTCCAGCTACAGCCGCCTGGTGCGGCGCGTAAATCTCACCATCACGGCGCCTACCGCGCAGCGCGAGCGCCAAGCCAACCTCAAGCCGGGGCCGGATGATCGCCATGAAGACTGGGAGCGTCTTCTGGAAGAGATCGAGCAGGCCGACAACGTGACCATGCGACGACGACCAGACGGAAGCGTCCACGTCATCTGGACCGGATCAGAACACTGACACCCTAGCCCGCCCTTGCGCGGGCTTTTCTTTGAAGAAAATTACAATTTCCACTTGCAAGCTACAATTTCTAGTTGTAATGTTCACCCATCGAAGCGAAACACAGCGACGACAGGCCGAGAGGCCTCGGGGCAACCCGAAAGCTCTTTAGTGGCACGCAACACGACAGGCAGCGATGAGTCGGCCTTAACGACTCAGACGGATGGCAACTCTCCCGGGTGCGCAGCGTAAAGCCCCAAACGAGTTTTCCAGCGGGAAGGTTCCGCGGCTGGAGAGAAAGATTGAAGAGATTACCCGGTCGCCACGGTGGCCGGGATGCTCTCCAGGGAGCCTTCACAGAGGGCTTCGCGGAAAGCAGCAAGACCCAAAGCAAGGAGAACCACGATGGACACAATCCAAATTGATGGTTGGCAAGGACGCCTCGGCGAAGGCCTGGCACCGCGCCAGTTGCTGGCCGTTCTCTGGGCAGCAACAGACAAGACGGCAAAGGAAATCGCTCGGCTGATGGACTGCAGTCACTACACCGTCAAGCAGCAGCTCGACGACGCCCGTTTCAAGCTGGGCAACCAGCGCACCACTCGCGGCCTCTGCCTTGAAGCCATGCGCCGGGGAATCATCGCCCCCCTGGTGCTGGCTTTATTGGTAGGCGCCGAGCACAACCCGCAGGTTCGCCCGATTCGCCGGCCAGACGCTCCACGCTCTCAGGTGGTAGTGAGAGCGCAGCGGATGGAAGAGGCGCAGTTGGCGGCTTGATGAATCACAACACGAACGGAGCAACACCATGAAGCAGAAGATCCCAAGCGTCGCCGAGCTGATCCGCGAACACAGCAAGGCGCGCTACCTGATGGCCAACGATGACCGTTTCGGCACCAAGCCGGCCGGCGACTCCTACTGGATGGCACAGCAAGCCCGCGAGCTGATGGTCAAGCAGTACGCCTAACCCCACCACCCGCATCTTGGCTACAGGCTGCAGCGGGGATTAACAGAATGGAGAGAGGAAAGGACATGAACCTGTATACGCACAGCGACGGGATTCTTGCTCTCAAGCCGGAGCGACAAGAGGCCTGCAGGGCAGCAGGTGTGACGGTTCTGCCGTTCGGACAAAGCGTGCCGGAAGGCGGAATTCTGATCGCAGACACACGCCCACGCGGGTTTGTTGGTGGCCGTGGCCCTGAAGATCCTGCCGCAACCATGATCTATGTCGGCGGCGCAATAAATCCTGAGAAGACCTTCTATTTCGCGGACTTCGACAGGGCGCTGCGAAAGGCAGTGATGCTTGCCGCCTAACCGCCCCACTGTCACCCATCAGCACATAGGAGGATGAGATGAGCAACGGACATACGCCGGGGCCGTGGCGCATGGACCACGATGGCAGCAACTGGATGGTAGTCACGGATGATTATCCGGAAATGGTGGATGTGTGGGGCTTCAATGGAATGCCAGCGGTCGAGGTTGTAGCAAACGTCAGGCTGATAGCCGCCGCGCCTGACCTGCTGGCTGCGCTGGATGATCTGCTGATCGCCTACTGCGACCCAGGCAATCAAGGCGGAGACCACGACGATAAAGTCGAAGCCGCCCGCGCCGCCATCGCCAAAGCCCGCGGCACGCCATGCTAACCGGCCCCGAAGTCCTGATCCTCTGCGCCATCCTCGCAGCGCTGTACATGTGGGATTGGTGGAGAAGGAACTGGAAAGGCTAAACCCCGCCTGAACCAGCCAGGCCAGACCCCCATGTCTGCGATAACCGTACGGCGCGCGGTGCTGGTAGCGCCATGAATCACATCCGCGCGCGGCGGACCTTCGGGATATCCGCGACGGGGATAAGCCGGCAAGTGCCTCGATTGCTAGAAAACCCCGGCAGCCATCTACGGGATTTCCCACAGCTTTGCCCGTCGAGATGGCCGAATGGCTCACGTAACGAGCCTTTCCCCTCCTACACCCAGCCCGCATCGGGACGCCATTCATCGCTCACTAGCCGTTTGGTCGCGGTTCGCGGA